AACTCTAATTCTTCTAATATAATAATCATTATGCCATGCATGAATACCTGATGATGTTCCTAATGTTAAAGAAGTTGTTCCAGCTGGCTTAACTGTAGTTGCTCTTGCTGTTTTGTTTATTCCTATTAGTTTTGCAACTCTAACATTTTCTTCTCTGACAATTTTGGCCGCGGCCTTCATATCATAACCTAATACTGTACCTGAACCTATACCTGTCATTGATACACCAATAAGAGCATCTTTTTCAGTTGTTCTTTGCCATATTGGTCTTAGATAATGAAATTCTGTATATCCTGCTTGTAATGTTCCTATAAATGCAGCTGCTTTAACTCTTTCATTAAAATCTTCTTGCGATTCTATATTTGATACATTTACTTCACAAAGATTACAGAATTGAAAAGGTCTTAATGCTATTTCACAACAGGGATTGGTTCCCCAATCTTTATCATTTGATAGATATATTCCTGGTTCTCCTGCTCCTGATAATTCAACTCTTTTCCATATATCCATAAAAAATTCTTTGGTAATTTTATGTCTCATTAATACTGCTGAATTATTTGCTCTACCTCTTTGTGGATTCAACTCCCACCAATTACCTGATTTACATGCTATCATTTCGTCGTCATGAGCACTAAACAAACTAATAAGAGCAGCTCTACGAATACCACCGGCCAAGACTGCGTCTGCAATATGACAGACAATATCATGGACTTCAAGCGTTGATAATTTGTCTCCATCTTGTTTCTCCTTTAATACCCCTTCAATTTTAACTAAACATTCTTTTAATGGCTGAGGTCCTGGGGCTTTACCTCCTGATGTTACTAATCTTGCTCCTTTAGGTCTTATATCTGTATAATCAAATTGTAATTTTGAACCTCCAAAGAAGTATGATTTCATTAATATTTTTACTGCATCTGCCCATCCTTCAATAGAATCAGCAATTAAATATCTTCTTGATCTTTTTGGATTAGGTTTTCTTATTTCTGGTAACTCATCTACATGATGTTGTTGTACTGAATATCCTACGCCTGTACCACCTAATAATAAAAACATTGTTTCTGAAAATGCTCTCCAATCATCTATAGGAAGATATGCACAATTATAAACTCTATTAGGAGATATCTCAATTGGTTTACCTGCAAATTGCATAGACCTCATAGATGGTAATACTTTTTTACTTTTTACCAATTTATATGCTTTCATTATTTCATCCTTTAGTTCAGGATATTTTTTAAGGTGCATTGCTCTATTTCGATCAACTAGTTCTGTCCAAGTCTCTCTTCTATTTTTATTTGATAGAAATTTTGCATACTTCATGTATACTGTAATTTCTGATAGTATTTTCGTAGATATGTCCATTCTGTTTCCTTTTTTTTATTAAAATTTATTGGATAAAACGTAAAAAAGTTGTAACCTTTATTATTTGTTTCATCTTATTTTCATATATAAATATGGGTTGAGCGCGCATTCCAGTTCATTTTTGACAAAAAAAGTTTAACTTTTTTACTCAAAACCTTCATTTGAAATTTCTTGAAATTTACGTGCTAATAATTTTCTCGTAAGCTCATTCCCACCATCCATTTGCTTTTGTGTCTCCTTACCTCCTACAGATGTTTCAGCATATATATGAAACTGTCCATTACTTGTATTCATTTTACTTGGCAATGTTATACCATCTGGACCAAATCTATTTTTAATAACATGCCATCTACCTGTACCTGATAATTTATCTTGAACCTTTCTTGATAATGATAATACAAAATCTGCAACCATTACCTTACCATATGATTCAGATATTTTACTTGCATCAATAATATCTTCTTCTAATGCTGATCTATTTGCTTGAGATGCCGTCCAAACAGGTATTTCATATTCTCCAGCCATACCTCTCAAGTCTTCATATATACCTTCCAACTCATGTCTTTTTTCTTGGCCATGGCCTCTCAATAGATCTGCATAATCAACTATAATAACATCTGGTGATTTACCTTGCATTATACATTTTTCAACATGACTTCTAATACCCATTACAGAAACAGTTTTAGTAGGATAATGTTTGATAATTAATTCACCTTTCAATTTAGATAATTGATCTTTTATATCTTCTTGATAATGTTTTAGATTTTGATTTGCAATACCTGTTATAACTGAATCATATCTTAATCCAACATATGCTTCATTCAACTCTAATGTATAATGTAAAACTGTTTTACCTTTTTTAACTGCATTAGCGCCTACATTCATTAATGCCCAAGACTTACCAATACCTGCAGGAGCAACCATTACACCTAACTCACCTTTACCTAATCCACCATCTGTTAATTCATTGATTACTTCCCATGGAGTTGCTTGAACATGTCTTACTGCTTCAGTATATCGTTCATCTATACTTATCATATAATCATGGCCAATATCTTTATCTGCTCCTGCTTTAAGAGCTCCATCTACCTTTGCTTTGATTCCTTCATAATCACCATTTTTCAATAATTCAACAGATGCAAGAATAGCTCTTTTTATTTCTTGATTTTTACAAAAGTCTAATGCTTGATCTTTTATATAAGCTAAATCTTCTGATTCTGTAAACTTCCATGCATCTTTAAGATGCTGAATTATTTGTTCTTTCAAAACATCATGATCAACTTTTTCAAGTTTAACTTTCATCACTTCCAATGTTGGAGATGATTTATATTCTTTATGATATTCTAAAATTGTATCAATAATCCAACTGTTAGCATCTGATTCGAAATATGATGAAACCATTATATCCGATATCTGTTCTAAAAAGCTTTTATCAGTTAATAAAGATGTTATAACCTTTATCTGAAAAGCGTATCCATAACTACTTAATCTATCTGTCATACTTTAATATAATAAATTATTTTCAAATATCAAAGTGATGTGTAAGCATTTAATGTATTGAATGAAGTTGCTAACCATGTATCCAAATCTTTTATAACTGTATACATTTTATCTTGCATAAACATTTTCTTAAATTGAAATGTATTTAATTTATCTACAGGTCCTGTTACCTTATCATGTATCATCATCTTCAAATTACCGGCTATATCAACTTCTTTTAGTTGCATTAAAGAACGGTTCAAGTTAACCTGGTCCTCTGATTCAATAACGGACTTATAGATTTTGTAGCGATCTTTACCATCCTGAGCATGTTCCTTTAATTCTCTAAAATCTACATGCCTATCTTCAGCAACCATAGGAAAATACTTGATAAGCGATTTCAATGCTACTCCTTTTACACCTGGAATGTTATCTGATTTATCACCTAGAAATGTTCTATATAATAAATAATTAGATGCATTGATTCCAAATTCTTCTTTCATTAATTCTGGAGTATACATTTTCTTTTTGATAGGACTCCAAACTGATATTCTATCATTTACTAATTGTAAAAAGTCTCTATCAGTTGAAACTATTTGTACTTTTTGATCTGGTTCTGTATATACTTCATTTGCAATATATGCTATAGTATCATCAGCTTCTATATTATCAACTGCTAACATTGTTATTGGTAAACAATTTAAGTATTCAATTAATCTACCAAACTGTTTTTTCATTGATTCTGATTCATCTTTTTTTGTAGCAAATTCTTGATACCTGTTAAATTTTGTACTAACAGCTCTATTTGCTTTATAATCTGGATAAATCTTTTTTCTACGTTTAGAGCCTCCTTTGCCATCAAAGCAAACAATAACTCTTGTAGGTTTGAGAAGACGAATATTGGCGGCTATAGATCTTAAGAATCCAGTAACACCGCCAATATGATCTCCATCATCATTTAATGCAGGAACTGCAGAAAATACTCTGATAAAGGTGTTAAGACCATCGAGTATCAATATTCTACTATTAATATTCGATGGTCCACCTTCTTGATGTTCCTTGACAACGTCTTGAAAAAGTTTATGATATCTTTTAAGATTCTTCATTCGTAAATTCTTCCTCTATTTCAATATCATCAATTCCAATATTATCACCTGGCTTGTATGTTAATATATAAGCATCACAAATGGCATTGTATATTTCATCCTTCAATTCTTGATCCGCTTCAAGTTTACCTTGAAAGTCCTTTGATAAAAATTTTACATCTGTACCATCTGATTTTTTATATGTATACCATGCACCAGCTGTACTCACCAATTTGAATTGTTTCATAACATTTAACCATCCGCCAAAGTCATCGATACCACTTTCAAAGTAAATATCATAATCAATAGTTTTTAATGGTGGACCCATTCTATTTTTAATAACTTGACATCTAGTTTTGATACCAACAGTTTGATCAACGCCATCTTTTTTGACTTTGATCTGTCCTACTGATTTCAATCGTAACCTTACTGATGAGTGAAATGGAATTGCTTTTCCACCACTTGTTGTCCAAGGATCACCAAATGCTACACCTAACCTTGAACGAAGCTGATTAGTAAACAACAAGGCAATTCGCTGTCTACCAATTAGATTTGTTATCTTACGCATACCTTTTGATAATATGATAGCTTTACTTGTAGCCCAACCATCTTTATCATAATCTGCTGCTTGTTCAATCTTTGTTGAAGCTCCCATTACTGAATCTACTACAATTGTAACCAATCTATCTTTGTTAGATTTTCTAACCGATTCAATAATACTTTCAATTGCCTCAAAAATATCCTCAATAGCATCTAATGGAACATAGAGCATTTTTTCCAGATCTAATCCTATTGCTTCTAAAAATTCACGGCTAACCGCATTTTCAGTATCAATATATACTGCAAGACCTCCTTGCTTTTGCGTATCTGCTAAAGCATGAGCTGCTAGTAATGATTTACCTGAAGCTTCTAATCCTGTTATCTCAGTTATTCTGCCAACTGGAAAACCTCCACCTTTTCTATTTGAGATTGCTAAGTCTAGCATTGAAGAGCCTGTACCTACCCATCCACCTACTTCACTAGGCGAATCTGTATCTCCATTAAGGAAATATGCAACTTTATAGTTAGTATTTTTAAATTTCTTATTCAGTCCTTCTTGAATACTTTGACCTAATGCAGTTGCTAGATCTTCTGCTTGTTCTGCTTTTGTTTTTCTCGCCATAACTTGTTTCTCCTAATATTAGTCGTTAAACAAATCGTCAAATGCTGCTCCAACATCATCTACTTTGTTTACGCCTTCTTTAACTGATTCTTTCTTTTCTTCTTTTTCCCATGGAAGATCACCTTTAGTCTCTGCTGGTGTTGATGCTGAATCTTGTACAGCGTCATCGCCTTCTGGATTCAACCAGTTAGCTAAAGCTTCTTTAAGCTCATCATATGATGGCTCTTTAAAGATGTCTGATAAGTTTGGTTGGTTATTTGTTACCATATCCATTACATTCTTATCTTCAGTTAAAGGAGTAACATTAGGTTTCACTCGTATAGACGTTTTTGGAAATTGTCCAGGTCCTTCTGCAGGTGTAAATTCAACTAAGATATCTCTACCATTCATTGCATCTGTAATATCACCGTAATCTGGATCTGCTATCACTCCCAATAATTCTTGATAAACTAATTTACCAAAACCCCAAAACTTAACACCTTCTGATTCTTTACCTCTTACAAGCACAGGAACATAAGTTCTCATTTTAGGTTCCATTTTCTTACCTAATTTCCATTCATCTGAATTACCAGAAGATTTTAATTTTTCAGAAAATTCAACTACAGGATCTGGACGACCATGAGTTACTGGTGATAGAAAGTTTTTCTTACCTAAGTCATAGTGAAAGTATAATTCGTTAAACGGATTATCTTTTCTGTGCTGATAAGGAACTATTCTAATGATTTGCTTGCCTGGTTCAGGCTTCCACAGATTCGAAGTTCTGTTGTTTGATGTTTGTAATTGATTAAGTTTTGCCTTAATCGCGTCTAAGTTAATTGCCATTTTTTTCTCCTATTTTTTAATGGTTAATAATTAATAATTAATATAACAACTTTATTTCATTAATCCTAGTGATTTATCAAAAAAGTTGCAAAAAAGTTTTATTGTTTATTTTTCAATTTTTATTTAATATAAAGAAT